GCCCCACGAACAGCATTGCCGCCCTCGGCGCAGTGGACAAGGCGTACTCCGCCACCAGCAGCATCGTAAACGGCAACGCAGACGCTTCCCAGCTGATCCGCGCTGTGCCTTTCCTCAGCATTATCCCGGGCGTGCGTCAGATGGCAGCTGCCATGGGCGACGACGATTAAGGAGCAGACATGAATGCAGTACAGACCGCCGTCTCCGACGGCACACTAACTCAGCTGGCCGTCGGCCTGGAGTACTACAACCAGACCGATATCTCGCTGAACCGGGATGACCGTCCCGTCGCCCTGGTGGCCGGTACTGACTATCAGTGGACCTCCAGCACCAGCATCCAACTGCTCACGAACGTACCGGTACCCGCAGGTGTGGTTCTCACCCTGCGGCGCCGTACCGACAATGACCAGCTGCTGAACATCTACGACGGTGGTGCGCCGTTCACGCGCACTACCCTGGACGAGAACTTCGAACAGCTCCTGCGCCTGTCGCAAGAGTTCACCGAGGGTGTGGGCCTGGATGCCCTGGGCCAAGACCTGAGCCTGGGCGGATACCGTGTCACGAACATGCACGACCCTGTGCTGACCCAGGATGCGGTATCCCTCGGGTACCTGAACCGTATTATCGCAGCACTGATCGCCGGTGGCAGCGGGCCTAGCCCGAGTGCTGCGAACGTGCAGTACCTGCGCCCTGACGGCGCGATCTCGAACCTTCAGCAGCTGAGTGGTGCCGACGGTACCCTGCTGCTGGGCTACGGCTCACAGAGCCTCCTGGGCTACCTCCAGGTGGGCGTCTCCCGTACCGTCGACAGCATCGCTGCTCTTCAAGCCCTTGTGGCTACACGGAACCAGCGTGCGTTCGTGCTCGGGTACTACGGCCGCCTCACGGGCGGTGGTGGTCACTACGTGGCCGACACCTCTGACACGACTGCCGTGCATAACGGCGGTACCGTGATCGTGGGCGCCGATGGCACGCGCTGGAAGCTCCTGCACAACGGCATCACAGACCTGTCCCAATGGGGCGTGGTGAGCGACGGCAGCGACCAAGCTGCACGCTTCCAAGCAGCCATCAATTGGGCACAGACTGCCTCGGGTGTAACCGAGGGCGTACGTGGTGGCTTGACCCACGGCCCAGGTAAGCCGATCACCATCGGCGCCTCACTGAAGTTCGATATCCCGATCTTCATGGATATCAAGAGCTTTATCCTGTACACTCCGACCTCGGGCTCGGCACTGATCCTCGGTGCGAACACACCCACTACCCCAGCAGGTACCCGGTACTACACCAAGATCATCTTGGAGGGCCTGCGCGCTGTAAACGGGAACACCGCTGATCCAACCGGCTTCCCAAGTGCAGGCTCGGTCGGCATTGAATACCGGAACCAGCAGTTCGGCGATGTGTGCTGCAAGGCGTTCCACGCGTTCACGTACACCGCTGTGTGGTACAACTCCACGAACAATGTGTACACTAACCAGCACATGCAGGACAACTTCCACGAGTACGGTATCTTCGGGTACAACGGCTTAGGTATCTTGGCACAGTCGGTAAGTGCAGAACTAGGCGCCACGCAAGTTACCCACATCCGTGTGAAGAACTTCGTGACAAACTATCGTCACATGATCCTGGGTAACCAGAACGGTAATGACAACAACACTAACGACTTGAAGATCGACGTGTTGGCCATGGAACGTTGCACTGCACCCGACTTCGTTGGTGTGGAGATCCGCGGTTTCGCGAACAACATCCAGGTTGAATACGCCGACGTGCCTAAGTGCAAGTTCGTATTCGCTGAGCCTGCTGATGCGAACCGCCTTGTTATTGGCAACCCTGGTGTGAACGTGTCGACTGTATGTGGCCCGACTAAGAACAACATCTGGCGTACTGGTCACCCGAATCCGGGTATCCTGCCGGCCTCGCCTAACACGGCGTTCGCTACGCAGTACCAGAACAACTACGGCGTGCCTGTGCATGTAACAGTTGTTGTGCAGCTCACTCCCACCACGTCGGCCCTGGCATCTGCCACGCTGTTTGCGGGTGTGACGCCTGCGGCGCTGTCGGAGGTTGGTACCGAGCTTGTGACGGCACAGACCGCGCCACAGACGGTGCAGCGCATGCTGAGCATGATCATCCAACCAGGTGGCGTGTGGCAGATCAACAAAGGCACGGGTGGTACCGTGAACATCGTGTCGACTTCCATCCGGTCGTTCGGCATGTAACAACCCATAGGAGGTCTCATGGCCAAGGGCAGAGCAGCAAGTACCAGTAAGTTAGCAGAGCTGCACGAGATGCTCGCCGAAGTTTTCATTGAAGACCTCAGACAGTCGAAGGCAGAGGGCATTCCCCTGCCTGCGGCTAACCTCGGTGTTATCCGTCAGTTCTTGAAAGACAACGATATCAGTGCCAGTATGGAAGCTGATGATATGGCAAGTCTCCGCGATACCTTCGCGGATGAGTTAGCAGCCCGCCGAGAAGTTAAGAAGGCGCAGCTGGTTGATAGTTTACGGGAGGACGACATGTCTGCCCTTCTTGGATAAGGAGCAATCATGATTCCTGCTGGTACACTAGCGAAACTCCGGCTGTTAGTTGAACGCACGAACGTGTGGAAAGACAACAGCAACTCAATGCCCGTGGATGTGCGCGCCGATCTGGCGCTCATGTTCGGGGCAACCTTTACGCGTTTCCGTCACTTCGCTGAACTCGGAATGAAATTCCTGGGCTTCGAGCTGACGGATATGCAGGCAGATATTGCCGACTACATGCAGGACGGCCCGCGCAACAGCATGGTGGCCGCGCAGCGTGGTGAAGCCAAGTCCACACTGGCTGCCCTGTACGTTGTCTGGTGCATGATCCGTGACCAAAGCACACGGGCTCTCATCGTCTCTGGCGGTGAGAAGCAAGCATCGGACGTGGCAATCCTGATCATCCGTATGATCGAGACCTGGGGCATGCTGTGCTGGCTCCGGCCGGACAAGTCCCGGGGTGACCGTACCTCGTACGAGAGTTACGACGTTCACTGCGACCTGAAGCCGCTGGACAAGTCCGCCTCTGTGGCGTGCGTCGGTATCACCGCGCAGCTCCAGGGTAAGCGGGCAGACATTCTAATCCCCGACGATATCGAGACCACGAACAACGGCTTAACCGCAACCTCGCGGGAACTGCTCATGCTCCGGTCCAGGGACTTCGCCGCTATCAACACGCACGGCAAGACGCTGTACCTGGGCACACCCCAGACCAAGGACTCGATCTACAAGTCCCTGGAGCGCCGTGGCTTCGAGGTGCGCGTCTGGCCCGGCCGAGTACCCACCCTTGAGGAAGAAGCGCGGTATGGCACCACCCTGGCACCGTACGTGCAGGCTATGATGCTCACCCACCAGCGCTCCGGCTTCGGCTTGGATGGCTCGCGTGGGGAAGTCACAGACCCTGGCCGGTACACCGAGGAGGACTTGCAGTCCAAGGAGCTGGACTTCGGCCCTGAGGGCTTCCAGTTGCAGTACATGCTCGACACATACCTGGTGGATGCGATGCGCACCCGTGTGAAGCTCTCAGACGCGATTGTAGCGTCGCTGGGCTCTGACGCTGCTCCTGATACCTTGTACTACGCTGCCACGCCGCAGAACCGATTGCAGGCGGTCCCAGAGTACATTCACGGTGAGGCCCTGTACCGCCCTGCGGGCGCAGGTGATATCATGATGAAGTACCAGCACAAGATCATGATGATCGACCCGGCCGGCAACGGCGGGGATGAGGTGGCCTTTGCCATCGGCGGGGCGCTGAACTCGTACATCCACCTGTTCGGGGTGGGTGGCCTGCAAGGCGGCCTGACCGATGCGAACTGCGACACCATCATCGACTACGCTGAAGAGTTCGGCATCCTCGATATCGTCATGGAAGCGAACATGGGTCACGGCACCGCAAGTATGGTGCTGATGAATGCCCTGGCCAAGCGCAAGCTCCAGAGCATCGGTGTGCGCGATATTTACGCCACCACCCAGAAAGAACGCCGCATCATCGACACCCTCTCGCCCGTGTTCCGTCGGCACAAGTTCGTGATCCACGAGCGTGCCTTGGAGATGGACGAGGCATACTGCAAGCTGTACACGCGGGAGAAGGCACGGTTGTACAGCTGCTTCTTCCAGTTGCAGAACATCACGTATGACAGAGGCTCTCTTGCCAAGGACGACCGCGCAGACTGCGTAGGTCATCTGGTGAACGAGCTGAAAGGCTTCCTCACCGTAGACGAGGAGAAGGAAGCAGAGAAACTACAAAGCAAAGCCGCGAAGGAGTTCAGGGACAATCCCATGGGCTACCGTACCGGTACACGTCGCCAAGTCGGCGGCACGGCATCCCGCCGACGTTAATTAAGGAGAACACCATGGCTATCGTTTATTCCACCGCTGCTCAAGTACTGGCCTGCCAGACCGTCCGTGACCTGGCCATCCAGGTTGAGCGCGACTTCCAGTCCCTGAGCCAAACGAACTCGCGCCCACAGCGCACCGTTGCCCAGATGCAGGCCACCGTCACCGCCCTGCGCGCTGCCCTGACCGCTGCTGGCGCTGCATAAGGAGAACCATCTATGAGCGTCACTTCCATCACGGCGGCCCAACGGGTCGCCCTGCGGGATGCTGCCGTCAAAGCTGCCCGGGCTACCCAGGGCTATGCTGAGAACGCCGCTACCCCGAACGCTGCTCTCGCAGCT